AATACCTTCCGCTCTGAAGAACGAACGATGCGGTAAGCCATCATTGCATCTTCCATAAGAGTAAGCTGACGCCAAATGCGGCGAGCAGGCTCTAGCACAGAAGTTCCGTATGGTGAGTATTTGTCATTACCAAGAATACGGAAATGAGCAACCTGCCAATTCTCAAAGGTCATCCCAGCAGAGTTCCACTGGTACTGAATATAGTTAGGATTTGTAGCGTCAAGACCTTCTAGTCTCTCAACCTCTTGTGTAGGAAGGGCAATAGATGATTTAATACCAATCTCATCATCAATATCAAGGTAAAGAATAAAGTCGCCATACTTGCACATAGTGCGACACCAGCCAAATAAGTTATGCTCAATGTTCATTACATTGTGATAAAGAATGTTTAGAACAGCCTTAATTTCATCATTGCGGCATTTAATGTTTAGCATTGGCGAGAGAGCGGAGAATGTGGTCATCTCGTCCGCGTAGATATCCAAAGCAGAAGCCAACTCGGGCATGTATTCCATCTGGTCAAAATCAATGTAGCGCTCTGACCTGCGCTGGTTTGCGATAGCATTGGCGGCGATTGTGTCTAGTGGATTATAAGATTGCTTCTTAAATTGTTGCCCGGACGCAGATTTAAAACGAGTTGAATACTTATCTAAATGCTGCCTGCGGATCTTACGACCAGATTCAGATCGATAATTTATGATTGGTCCAGAGAACAGCCGAGTAAGAGACCTGAATAACTGGGAATCTCTGTTTGCTGGATTCTTGCCTTGCTTTGGATTTTTTGGTGCCATTTATTTTCTCACTTTATTATCCACATATACTGTGAATATAGGTTTTTTGCTTCGTTCATTTTACTAGTTGTATCTTCGCCTGTGTAGCCTATTTGTCCTCTTACTTGTGTATTTAGGGTTGTTCTTGAAGTCATAATAGCATCAACAAAGGCTTTTTGATAGTTAAGGTCCCTAGAGCTTGTCTGTAGGGCAGTATCCCTAACCCAACAGCAAATCGCAAGAGCCATTACTAAGTCGTCGTTGTAGCCCCTCATGGCTTGTGGCTTCCCGTTGTACCAAATAAAAGTGCGGAACTCGTTTGCTAAACGCGAAGAATACGTCTTAACTAGTTTGTTTCTCATAAACTCTTCTAGCTTGGCTACGATGAGGGGTCTAGTCTTACTTGTAGTAGAGAAGCCGGCGATTGCTCCTGACTTATGTTCGCCAAGGTGTTGGTCAATGTATTCATGTGTAGATTTAATAGAATAATAAAGATTAGGATAAGCATATTCTACTAACTTATCTATAACAGTATAACCAATAGAATTATTTTCTACGACTAACATGCAGTTTCCAAATTCTCTGCCCACTTGATTTAGCATGTTGGCGTATAAGTCGGGTGTAGGTTTGCCCATGTATTCGCCTATGATCTCCATTGTTTCTAATTTTAGTATGTGAAATGTGGAACTGTCGGCACCGTCGCCTCTTGCTACGTCTGCCGCCATAAGATAATTACAACTCGGGTCATACTCTTCCCAAATCCAGAAGTTTCTATCAAAACCGGTCTTATGTTTTGGCTCTCTTATGTTAGCCATAATCCATTCCATGTTCTCTGGATCAATAACAGTTTCACCTGAAGTATTGAAGTTACACTCCAACTCCTGTGCAATCTGTCTTCTGGACATGTTCTTGGTTTCTTTCTTAAACCATTCTTCGTCTCTGTCCGGGTGAACGTCCCACATAAGTGTTGTGAGATGGAAATTATTTTCATTGGTCTCAGCACCTACGCAAGTTTTATGAAACCAGTTACCAACACCATTTGGTGTAGAGATCGCAATGCAGCGACCACCGGTTGATAGCGTTGGGTAAAGACCAGTCCATAGATCTTCTAGACCCTCAATGTGTGCTGCCTCATCAAGAACGAGTAGAGATAGTGCCTCGGAACGTCCAGCGTCACCAGAGGTAGAAGCAGCTTTGATAGAAGAACCATTAGACAACTCGAAAGACGTGCGGTTGTCGGTGGTGATGTTTGCGATCCTGATCCAGTCAGGAAGGTTCTTCATAATGTTCTTGACTTTACGGACCAAGTTACCTGCTGTCTCGAACTTGGTTGCCATAACAAGGATAGCCTTGTCGCGATGAAACAGCATCATCCAAACAATGTAGCCAGCCGTAATCGTTGAGATGCCTAGCTGACGACCTTTGTTGATAATGTTAAAGCGATAATCGTTGAAGTCTTCTAATAACCGATCCTGATAATCATATGTATTAAATAACATAAGCCCGTGCATCGGGTGAGATATACGGGCATAGTTTTTCAGGAAGTAAGAAGGGTCTTTACCGCACTTAACAACTTCTTTGAGTATTTGCTGTTTCGTTAATCTTGGCATTCATCACTACTAGAGACCCATTAGCTCTTCGTGGGCAGATACAAGAATATCCTCAACTCTTGATAATCTGGCCTCCATTGCGAGAGCTATTGCCTTTTCGATCAAAACGCCAATTTCGGTTTCAAAATCACGCATTGAGTCAGTGTTCTGCATTTCTTCAAGCTCTTCTTTGATGAGTTTTCTTAATGTTGCTTGTGTAAGTTTCATTTTTTGTCTCCTGAGTTTTTAGGTCTCTTGTCATTTGGTGGACGTTTGCCCAGCCCACCCTGCTTCATGAAAGCTTCCCAGCCAGCAGCAAGCTTGTCTTCGGTCGCCTCACCGACGACCGCGACCTCTTCCATACCGCCGACCTTGTATTCAAGAACAGCAGTAACCCAAGAGCGAACGCGGGATGAATTTTCAACACGGATATCAATCTCGCCTTGCTTGGTTAGTGATGGGGTGGCACCAGTAATCTTGCGTGCCTCTTTCTTAAGGAACTTAATAATCTCGTTCATCTGTGCTTCGACATCAGACTCGAAACCATTGGCATATACTTCCTTGAGGGTAACCTCAGACATGTAAGAGAGGCGCATAATGTTGCCGTGGAACTTAACATTGAAGCCGTCCATAACACGCTTGTCGATAAGAGGGTTGCCCTCTTCTCTCTTTAATCCTGCCTTCACAGGCTCACCCTCTTCGGTCATTGCACCGTCGTAGGCGTTTGCTGCGGCTTGTGATAAGCCCTGAATGATTTCGTAAACTGTTGCCATTGTAGTGTTCCTTTTGAAATAAATAGTTGATTATTTTTTTACTAGTCTTTGTTGGACCAGTTTCATTGCCCTTTCGAGAAATGCCTTGTGTTGTAGTAAGTCAATACCCTCGGTAGCAGCAAGATCGGAAATAAACTTTTCTAACTGGTCTACGATCTTTTGCTCTTGCGAAGTAAACTCACCACTTGTATCTTTGATTCTTTCTCTTGAAGTTTTGACTCTTTGGGCGGCAGACATGGAGCCAGTCTTTAGTTTTGTGGCGCTCTTGTCACCAACGTTTACCTTCTCTTCCTCTTGTTCCCTGAGAACTTCTCTAATTAGTTCTCTTAGTTCAGCGGCTCTCATCTGGTCTCCATCCTCCTTTCCATCGTTCTTCTCTCCCTTCGACCCACTTGATATAGCATTTGTAACAGCATTCAAACTTCACCAATGATACATCATCGCGCGTAGAGTGCGAGAACGAACCGCAAACAGGGCATCCCGTCTTGGATTCTCTATTAAGTAGTTTTCTTGAGACCTTTATCCCATTTAGTTCTACTTTGTCGTTGGCTTCATCGTTTTTCTTTTGTTTCTTGTAGAGATCTCGCATCTGTTCAAGATAAACTTTCTCTTTGTTCTCATCCCATTCGGCTTTGGGATTCTGGATTGTCTCTTCGCCATACTTGTCAGCAATAGCTTGCTCTACTTTTGCGATGTAATTTAGATCATCCTTTTTCATAATCCCACCTATCTGTGTCTCCAAGCTTCTTGCTTTCATTTTCATGACTGATTCTTTCTGGTGAATCAGAGTCTTTGTATACTTTCATCCAGTATGGGATCTCAAGCTCTTCAGGGCAAAGCGATGAATCAAGGAACCGCATCTTGTTGTTGGGTCCACAGATAAGAGCACCCGTATGGTTGTCAAAGAAAAATGTCTTTGTCTTGTGCTCATGCCAAGTTTCGGATTGTCCGTAATCTATGGTATCTCTAGGGCGCTGTGGATCGCATGTCCAAAGGTAGTCGCCTTCCCACTTGTGCCCCTTTCTATTGAACATCTCAACGTTCATCCTACGAATTCCCTGTATCTGGGTTAGCTGCCAGTAGTCAGAGATACAATCCCACCAAGCAACATCATTCATTCTGATAATACGGTCAGGTGTTTCTTCTCTATTGAAGATTGCACACTGGTCAATCTTGTCGTATAGCGCGCCCATAGAGGGTAAGAATACAATGAACAGTGGTGCGCGTGCTCTGACAAATCTAATACCGTAGAGCACACCAAACACAGTCTCGTCTTTACCGTAGACAGGGTTGCCAGAGAGAAAAGATTTTTTTACATAGCATTCGGTATAGGGTGTAGAAACTATCATTGGGTCACTGCCTGCTGAATACCAACTACTGCTGCGCCGCCTGCAACTGCACCAATACCCATCCACATCCACTTGCGCTGTGGCGACTGCTTTTTGATTACAGCCTTGAGGGCATCTATCTCTAAGTTCTTTGCTTTGTTGTCGGCTTCTCGTGCTTCTTCACAAGTCTCAGCACGAATCTCAATGAGTCGCTTGTGAAAGTCACAATCAGAGCCAGCCTTGTCTAGTTGGAACTCGATCTCCAAATCACACTTGGCCTGTTGCTCGTCGTGAGTTGTAAGTATCTCTGCGGCTGCTGGTGGACTAAGCAAAACGCCCGCAAAAGGTGCGGGCTCGTTTTCACCAACGATGGTGAAGGTGGGTTCGTCTGCGTGTGCAACCGACATCGCGAGAACCAAAAGCAAGTTACTGAACATAATACAATACGTAGGTTTCTATGAATCTTTGGATAAGGGCTTCCTTATCCTCTGTGAACTCTCTTATTATAACCTCTTTCTCTGCTTTCGTCAAGTTCTCGATCTCAGATAGTCTTATCTCATATTGCTCTTCGAGTGCTTCGAGTTCTGCTTGGTACTTCTCTATTGCTTCATCGCGTAGTTCTAGTTCTTTCGCGTGGAAGGACTTGAGGTTCTCTATCTGGGTTCGCATAGACTGTTCGGAAATCTCGTGCGCCCTTATGATGCTACGCATGTCGTATTGCGATTTACCAAACACAACAAGAAGGAGCAGGACAAGCCCGATCTCCTTCCAGTGTTTTAAGCAGAATGCTAGGATCTTTTGCTTCACTCAAGTCCCTTGAGTTTTACAATAGCGTCAATTACGGATTGACCACCGAGATAGAGACCAGAGATAATAACCCAATCCCCAGATTCTAGACCGCCCCATAGCATTAGACCTGTGGCGGCAATCCACACAAGCAACTTGCGTGATGTGACTTTTTCAATGCCCTTGTCTAATAGAGCCTTTTTTCTTTCTTCACTCATCACATCTCACCTCCATCACGACCGCCCTTACGCTCGTCGTAGAACTCCTTGAGCATTACTATAAAAGCGGGTACACCCATTGCGGCTATCATTGGAGCCATCTTACCTAGAGCTTCAAAGACAATGCCGATGTTCTCGGGGGTAATGTTTTCCATACACTCTCTCAAGTGCCGATCATCAGTAGGCATCGGCGCTACACCTTCGCCGTCGGCGTAATAGGTAGTGTCGTAATATCCACTGTCCATTTCATCTTTTATCATTTTTTCAATAACACTGGCATCAGGCGCACGGAAACCTGCTTGATGGAGCATTTGCATACCTTCTCTCATAAGTTCTCTTGGGTCTCTATTGCCCTGTGTTGTCACAAGGAAGTTTGAGATCATAGAGATTAACATATCCATAGAAGAAAGGACTGCGTTCTCCATCTGCTCCGCAAGCTGATCCATATCTTTGAAAGATTCTGGCTCTTGAGAATCATCGTATGGATCGTCCATCATGGTAAGACCTCGCATCTCAACCATGATTTCTTCTTTGATTAGAGCGAGTAGCTCTGACTTTTTGATTTTCATTGTATTGTTACCTCTTTCTACGCCGATTTACATGATAAGTAAGAATAGGCTCACCAAAGTCATCGAAGTGGCGTGTTTCCTTAGTTCTAATCTTGCCTGATGCTTCTAGGGCGTCCAAAGCTTCAAATATGTCTTCGGCGTCGATAACGAATCCGTACTGCCCTACATCATCCTTAAGGTGGGTTGATATGTCATCAAGGTCAAGCCCACTCGGATTTTTACTTATTACATCAAAAACAATCCTCTGCATCGCCGCTGGGTCAGGACCAGCCGCTGTGGCTTTTGGAGGCATTCTCGACATTTCTTTAAAAAGCTCCTCTTTAATTATCTGCCTTAATCTAGTCTTTGTGATTTTCATTTTTTATCCTTTGCGATCTTGGTCGCCGTTGCGTACATTA